GATTTGTGTGTCAATCGTGCCAAATGTTGGGACGCTGATTGGCGACACATCCTTACGGCCCGGTATCAGGTTAAACAACGGTGAGCCTGAAGCGTAATACAACCCTTTACCAAGGTTGTTGATGAAATTAGCGATGCCGTTAAGGCTGTTGGCTAGGTCGTTGATTTGTTGCCCTGCTGCGTTAAGTTGCCCGTTTTCGTCATAAAGCAAAGTGGACAAGATGAACTTGAGTTCTTCCATTGCGCCAGCGACCCCGTTACGCCCGAACGCGTCAGCGATTTGGATGCCGTACTCGGCTAGGCGCTTAAGGTACGGAAGTACTGCCTGCCCCAACGACTCTTTCAACTCGTCAATGGTGATACGGAACCGAGCCATTGTCCCCTCGAAAGTGTTTGCGTTGTCCAGCGCGGAACCGCTAAAACGCTTTTCAAGATCCTTTTGGACATCGTTAAACTCCATGCCCTTGAGTTTTGCTTTGTCATAGCCAAGACCCAGTCGAGTCAGTGCAGTGTTAGAACCGTCGTAGGCCTTGCTGAGAGCCTCTGTGACGGCTTTTAAGGGTTTGCCTGTAGCGGCAGACACGTCGAGCGCTAATCGCAGTAAACGCTGTGCCTTTTCAAAGTCACGCGTCGAGCGGATAATGCGGGCATAAGACGGTCTCAACTCGTCGTCGGCCACGCCAACTTGACGCTGAAGCGTGTCAATCATTTCGTTTACAGACGCGATCTGAGCGTCAGTGGCTTTAGTTGACGCACGAATAGACAGCGCTAACTGCTTTTGGCTTTTCTCGTCGTCGGCCGCCATTTTGGCAAAACCCAGCAAAGCCTGCCCAGCCTGAAACGCAGCTGTACCCAACGCAGCAAACGCGGCGACGCCAGCCACAGCGCCCGCCTTGAGTACAAACTTAACCTTGTCCGAAGCGGTCTCTAACTGCTTAAACGACTTGATGGCCTTCTGTACACCTTGACCAGCAAACGTCGTTGAAATGGGTATAGACAGCATTAGTTCAGTTCTTTCTCTACACGCTTAAGCACAGCCAAAATGGATCTACGCAATTCGTCCTCAAACTCTGGGCGCGCCCTGTAAACGGCAGGCCCAATAATGCGTGTGCGGCCCGGTGCCAACTGACCAAGAGAACGCTCCAGGCTGTTGTCCGTACGTCGACCAGCAGTTTCAAAAATGGCTGCGGCTTGGTCTTTCTGCACAATGGAAATTGTGTTGTTAGTGCGTCGATCTGTGTCCACTTTGACCTGCACCCCACGTTGAGCCTTAGCGACTGTAAACGGAAACAACTGACGGCCGTTCTGTGACCACTTGCGCGACATGCCCGACACAAACTGTTTACGAAGACCCGGCTCAATCTTGTTGAGCGAACGGATGGCGTCACGCAAGCCGACAAGTTCCATGTCTGCTTTGTATGGCATCTAGCCCTCCTTTGTGTCTTCGGCTGCCTTTAGCACTGTCACCAGTGTGTCAAGGTCAAATGGTATGTCAGGAGGCCAATACCCTGTGCGAACCAGCAGAAGAGCTAGAGCGTAGTTGTATGTGCCTCGGTCGTAGGGTTTACAGGTTCGTTGTCCACCACTTCAATGTTTTCGAGGCGCTTGACGTATTCGTCAAAGACAATCGGAGTAGGAATTGAATTCTGTTTACAGCACTCCCACGCCATAAAGGCGAGGTCTTCAACGCCGATGCCTTCGCCCAGCTGTGAAGCCTTGCGCTTGAACTTACGCTCCCAAGCCACAATCACCCCAAGGTTGGTGGTAACGGTGTACTGCTGGTCACGCTCGGTTACTTCGAGTGTGAGTTTCATAGTTTCTCCCTCTGTAGTTGGATCAGGTGATGTCGCGCGCCCAAGTGCCGCCGACAAAGTTTGCGGTCACTGTTGCCATCTCACCCACGGTGGAGTTGATAGGCGTGAAGTTAGCGAGCATTGCGTTGGTGATGGTGTACTCAGGGTTTGACGCCGACTCGGTGGTGCCCGATGGGCTAAGAACCAAGGTTGTGGTGCCGAGACCGACCATTGCTGCAAGCGCTGTTTCCACTTCCGAGGTAGCGCCAGAGCCACCATACGAAAGGAAAAAAGTGATGCTTACGTCAACAGACTGCAGACCGGGTGCGAACTTGTGGCCCGTATCACCAAAGGCTGTGATCTCAAGTGAGTCGGAGCCGATGGTAAGTGTGCACTGGTTCGCTTGGTCAGACAAGTCATAGGTGGTCGCACCCTGAGTGATGTTGATGGTCGCGTTGGACAGGAAAGTTGTTGTTGCCATGGTTAGCTCCTTTGTACAGCAATGGCTACGGTTAGGTCATACGTCGGTAGGTCTTGCCCGCCGACGGTCGCAAGACCGGGTCGAAGATCAGTAACCGCTATGGCGCTGTTCATGATTTGGTCTGCGATGGTCATTAGATAATCGCCTGCGTCTTGGTTCCCAGGGGGCGGGGCCAACACACGCAGGCGTAGCTCAATGTCTCCCACGTTGTATGTAAACGCGGTGACAGTGGGCAATTCGATAAGAACGGAAAGCGGGCGAGCATTGCGCGGATCTGTAATCGGTACAAGACCAAGCCCAGTAAGCGCAGTTTTGCAAGCGTTTACAGCGTCAACAAGAATTCCCGATGCAGGCATTACGCAACCTGTGCCCTGCCACAGCCAAGAAGCTGCATGATGCGACCAAGCGTGGCCGACGGTGACGCGCCAATAGCCATTGAGTCAAACGACGCAAACGAGTCGACTGATCCGCGTTCACGGTAAAGCGTTGCGGCGTACATGACGGTACCAAGTTTCACGTCGGCGCTGGGCACAGTCGTCATCGAGTCAATGTAGCCAGCCTCCCGACGCTTGCGGTAACACCACGCGTTAGAAGCGTTTACACAAACAGTCACAAAAGCGGTGTCGTTAGCGGTGGCGGTGTCAATACCCAGCCAAGAAGTTACGTCTGCAGCCACAATCCAAGACACCGACTGTGTATACGTCAATGTCCCGGACTCGGCCTCATAAGCAACATCGGCTCCGCTGTTTACATAGATGATCTGATTAGCGCGCGGTATGTCATAGTCAAAAACTAGATACCCCTCGTCGTCCACACCATCTAGGTAATACGGCTCGGTTGAGACAACTGTGGCTGTGGCGTTGAAACCAGCGAGGGCTACAGCTGCAACCGTGACCGTATCACCCGTCTGCACTTCAGCGTCGGTAAGGGTCTGGACAGCCGCGTAGTTGTCTACGCGTCGCACGTGCGTGATAGTGCTTACTGCCATGTCAGACCCTCTCCCGAACTACCCGTGGATCAGACGAAGTTTGCCTTGACGAACTTGCTTGGGTCAATCATGAGCGCGGCGAAGTAGCCACGGAACGCAATTGTGCGAGACAATGTTGAAGGCGAGTCAATGCTGATTGCACCCTTCTGCTGTTCGAACAGTTCAAAGCCAGATGCGTCTGCAATGATGGTGGTCGCAGCGTTGAAGTTGCGGTCAACCACGACTTGCAACCCAAAGGCGTTGCCGTTTACTTGACCGGGAGCGAGGCTACCGAACGCGTTCATTGGGCCCACCTGTGGGAACAACGGACGATCTGCGGTGTCTGACAACTTCAAAAGTTCGGCCCACATTGATGGGTTCATGAACATGTGTGTTGGCAGGTTGCCGTTCGATGCGGAAAGAATGGTTTCGGCTGCGTTTGCAACCCATTCTGCCCAGTACGAAGGATCGTCAACGGATGCTGCAAGGAAGTTGCTGGTGGTGGTTGCACCTGTAGCAAGTTGGTCTGCTGCGTAGTTGTCTGTGGCGTTTGCGTAGATACGGCCCATGTCGTCAAGCAAAACTTGCAGAACGGCGGGGTCTGACCAGTCCAATTCGGCTTCGGACACATTCACGTATCCACCGAAAATTTGCTTTGTGACTTGGTTGTTGAACACAACGAGGGTGCCTTGGCTTGGTGACTGCTCACCGATGCTTGCGCCGATTGTGGTGTGTGTGGTCACCTCTGGACGGATAAACACCTTGCCACCACCGGGCATTGCGCGCACGCCAACGGCGTCAACAACTGGGCGACGGCCGATGAAATTGTTGTAAACAGGAGCAACAATTGGAGTAGGGAGCAATCCAGGTGTGTCGGTTGTGACAACGTCTGGTGCGGCTGCGCGAAGTGCTTCGCTCATCTCGCGCCACTGATCGCCACCAGCAATTGCTGCTGCGATGTATTCCGCTGCTGTTGGAAGTGCAACGACCTTTTTCGCCTGAGCAAAAACGATAGGTGCGGTCGGAACGATTTCAGCCGAAGCCTCAACCGCTGGGGTTTCTTGTGACATGGTTTCCTCCTCAGGAATGTCATTGGGTTGGGTTTCGACAGCGTCTTCCTCTTCAGGTTGAGACGCAGCGATTTCTGTGATGACAGCATCCGCAAAAGCGGGCTGTGCAACAAGACTGATTTCGACAAGGTTGGCCTGAGACACCACCATGGTGCCTGACTTGTCGAACTTGTATTTGACCGGTACAGCACCAACGCTGACCGAGTCGTATGCGCCAGCCTTCACCAGTTCAATGGCTTCGTCGGCTGCGCGGGTCTTAGCAAACTTGGCTGTAAACAACAAGCCTTCGTCGGCTTCAACAATTTCGGTAACGACGCCACGCAACTGCGTCATGTCGTGACCTTCGAGCAACTTAGGTGCTTTAGCGTTCACATCGAACGCGCCACGCTTAAACATGACGCGCTCACCGCTCGACACGGTTGCAGGCGTGTCCCAAGGTACAGCCACACCCGTGATTGTTCGGGGGCTTTCCTCACCTGCAGCCGCGTCAAGCGTGATGGGTACAGAAACAAACTCAATCATAAGACACTTCCTCAATGTTTTTAGTTGCTGTGTCGTTCATGTTTTCTTCCATGTAGTCGTCAATGTCAAACTCGACATAACGGCCGCGGGGAAGGATGTTGTCCGCGCTCAGCGTTTGCTCAATGCAGTCAAGGTAAATGCGCGCACCAAAGAGATACAGATCCTGACGCGCTTGCTGTGCGTTTTGGTACGTCATTGACGCGCCCTCAGTTGGGGCCGACACAAGGTAGGCAGGAATGTTGCACAGGCGAGCCATTTCCAGTGCCTGATACTTGCGCTGCTCCGAGATGACTTCCTGGGGGTTTTGCTTGTATTCGCGGAACTCAACCTGACGCGACAAAGCACCGATAGCGTTTTGTTTACGCGCTTGCGCCCACGCCGAAGCCAAAGACCCAAGATCTTCACCCGACAAGTCTTCGCCGTCAATCTGTTGCAGGTAGCCCGGCACAGTTTCAAGCTGGGCGTAACGGTCTGCCGCTTGGTCAAGGTAAATGCTGGTGTTGATGGCTCGCGCGCCAATCTTCAAAATGCCTTCAATTGGGCTGATGAACTGCACGACGTTGTTTACATCGATGGGTTGCCCGTTGAACTCAAGTTCGTCCGATGGGCCGTAAAACTGCGGATAGCCAGTCTGCTTAGTGCTGCTCATGTTTGATGCCGGCAGCCATGTAAACGCGGCGGGGAAACCTTGCGCGCCTGAACCCTGCGGTGCATAGCGGCGGGTGATATACGCGTACGCAACGCCGTACATAAACAGATCTGTGAAGATGTTTACGAAGAAGAACGAGCGCGACACTTTGGGGTCTGGGCGTTCCATCCAAGGCTCAAGGGGCAGGTAAATCTCTTCGTAGTTGTCGCCCATCCACTGCTTTGAGTAGTGCTTCAACTCCAGCGAGCCAATCAGGCCAGCAATCAGGTCGCGGCTACGGCTTACGGTCGGCACCGACAACGCTTTAATTTCGTCCGAGCCTGTTTGGTAATACAGGAAGTTGCCGACGTTGGCAGCACCAGCTGCAGCCTTAATCGGCGCAGACGCAAACGCAGGTGCTTCGGTTTTACGAGTAAACAGACCCATTGCTACGGAGTCTCGCACAGGTTTGTTGCATTTGCAAGTACCTACGCAGAAATTCCAAAAGCGACTCGACCCGACGATGGCGGGCGGGACACAAGTGCGCAGGCGGCAATCAGGCACCGCGCGGCTTCAATCGGGCCGGGTGACCGTTGGCTAGAAATCACGACGCTGTTTTGTGCGCGAACCAGCACAGCGCGCCCGACGTGTTCGGCGAGCATTTCACCGCCGTCGTGCTTAATCTTGTTCTCACCAATAAGCGACCTGACGACCTGCGTCCATTTCAGCAACTCGCCGTAGCCCCACTCGATCTTGCGTCGCTGATATTTCTCAGGACAGTGCAAAGCCAAAGACGGCGTGATGGCTAGCGTAACTTTTGGGTCGCTGTCAAGTACCTTCGCAATGTTTTCCCACAGTTGAGCGATGCTGTCGGTTGTAAACCTGACCGACACAAGGATTTCGCCGCTGGTGTTTTTGCGTGACCAGACGCCAACGTACTTCGAGTCGTCCACAGCAGAGTCCACAGCCAAAATGGAATTACCGCCGTCGTGGGTTAGGTCTTCGGCGACTCGGTCGCCCCACATCCCAACAGGCAACCACGAAGACGCGGCCGCCACCCACAGGTTGCAGTGCGCGCGGAGAAACTGGTTGCGGTCGGGTGCAGCAGCTGCCGCTTGTAAACCTTTGACGGTGATAGTGCGTCCGAGACTTGGATTTGCGTAGCCCCAATACTCAGCGTTCAAAGGATCTACTGCGGGCAGGCTCCACTCGGCAAAATACAAGTCGCCTTGCGTGTCCGAGTCAATCAGGGCTAGGGCCTGCTCACGCAACTTAAGCATGGCGCGCGACGACTCGTCACCAGCGGTTGACGTCATCCAGCACATCGGTGACGGGACAGCAATTTGGCTGGGAAGTAACGCGCCAAAAATAGTCGCCTCGGACATAGCCCAGATTTCATCGAGCAACAGAATGTCCCAGGTGCCACCGTGTTTCTTGCCGGTAGCCGAGGTGACTTTGTAAACAGACCCGTCAATCATCTTGACCTGATGCCGACCGTACGCCCACGTCACTTTGCACAGACCTGACTCTTCCCACAGCTCAAAGGTTTCACGCAACTCCTCAAAGACCTCGGTCGCTAAACCAAGTTCGTGAGCCGATGACGCGACACGTACCGGGCGACCCCAAATGCGGGGCAACTCCGACAACGCCCAACCCACAATCGCCGCGT